ATGGGTATTAGTAAACAGGGTTTCACGAATAAAATGACTCGTGATAGTTTTACAGATAAAGATATGTACCTGATTGCAAATTATTTAGGTATGGAAATAATAATAAAAGGCGAAAAAGAATATGTACTAAAAGAAGATTGAAATATATCTTCTTTTTTTGTAAGTTGGCATGAGTACACAAAACGTGTACAAAATATACAATTGAAAAGTAAATATTTTGTGTACTATGTCAATTTACAAAAGTACACATATAGTGTACAATATAATTAAGTTAAGAGAAAGGAGTAAAATCAAATGACAAGTAAACATTATAAATACTTTCAACCGAATGAAAGAGATGCAAAAGATGAATTTGGAGATTGTGCAGTAAGATCAATATGTAAAGCAGAAAATCTTTCATGGTTGGATGCTTATGATATGATGTATAAACTTTCAAGAGAAGTACAATGTCCAATGAATTGTAAAGCAGGATTTGAACATATCTTGAGATCGAATGGATATGAATACACTGGAATTAGTAATAAAAAAGGAAGTAAACGTCCTACCGTAGAACATTTCACAAAAATGAATAATGATGGCACATATGTCTTAGTGGTTGCAAATCATTATGTATGTTGTGTTAATGGATTTTTCTATGATACATGGGATTCTGGTGATTGCTGTTTATATGGATATTGGAAGAAATAAAATAGTTAGGAGGTGTGGTTATGCCAGCTTTAGCAATCCAACAGCCGTGTTATATCAATCAAAAACAGAAAGCAACGATATACAATTTTCCAAAACAGAAAACATTACGGCGTGGGAAGTCAACAGAGATGGAATGTTTGTATACTAAGGATGAAATTTTATCTGTATACAATGTGTTTAAAACAGATGTTGATAATGCGACTACTGTTAATAAAGAAAAGAACGCTATGCGAAATCTTACAATGTTCATATGTGCGATCAATATTGGATTACGTGGTGGGGATTTTTGCAAACTCACATGGAAAGATGTATATGAAGATGGATGGAGAATTAAAAAGTCACAGAAGTTTGTTCCAGAAAAAACAGAGCGTAGAGATAGATGTGGAAATGTAATTAAAAGAAAATATGTCAAATTAAGATATGACAGTGATTTTAAAATGGCTATTCAGAATTGGCATAAGTGGTTAGAAGATCATAATGAAACTCCTGAGTTGACTGATTATATCTTTTCTTCTAATAAAGGTGAACATATTGGAGAAATGACATGGTATAGAACTGTTGAGAGGAATAGAATAAAAGCAGGTATTAAACAGTCTATTGGTACTCATGGACTTCGTAAGACTTTTGGACATAGTTATTATTTAGCAGCACCAGACAAACAACAGGCTCTTATACAGCTTATGACAATCTTCGGACATTCTGATATGCGTATTACTTTAAGATATATTTGTATTACCGATGAAGAAATATTTAAAAACCAGGAAAGAATGTGTATTTTCTCGAATGAAGAAGAAACACCGGAAGATTATTTATGTCCACAAGATGATTCAGATATGATAGAATAGGAGTAATTAATGAAAACAACAGAGAAGTGTATTATAGAAAGATTTTGGAGGTATATAGATTATGGATAGTTTTATGAATGTACCAGTAGAGAAAGAATTTACATACGAGGATGTTATTAACACTTACAATAGAAGTGGTGATAAGAAAGATGTTGCCAAAAGATTCTGTATAAGTGTTGGCGAAGTGACTAAGATTTTGAAGAAGAAAGAATAGAGGTATATTATGGAAGAATATACAGGGGATATTATAAGAATTGATAGGCTCATTGAATTTCTACCATCTGAATACTGGGAATGGGATTTCTGTGGAAAGATTGATTTAGACGATATATCAATTGGAATACATGAATGTATTGCTGAAATATCCGAACCATATGGAGATACATTGGATCATCTTGTATTAGAACACAGATCAAGAAATTGGCATATTGGAAGAATTATTTATTTTATCAATCATCCAGAAGAAATAAAAGATATTGAGATTGATAATGAATGTGTCAATAATGAAATCCTTCCGCAAGCTGTGATTGTAGATGGATGGCATAGATATGCGGCTGCTAGATGGTTATACGATCAAGGGAAATTAACTCAAATTCATTGTATATACGGTGGTAGATTGGATGTTTTGGAGTATTTACAAGGTATGAGCGATGAGTTATTGGAAGATATAGTTTGATAATGCAGATGAAAGACTGATTTTATGGAGGTATTACATATGGGACATGTTAATATTTTTGAAACTAAGTCAAAAGAAGAACTGGTAAAATTGTATGGAGAATTTCTTAAAGTAGAGGAAACGGGATTCTTTGATTTAGATACAGATTTAGACAATATTAGAAAGGCTTATAATGAAGACTTTGGATCAAATACAACATGGATGTTACAAATTGAATTAACTCATGCAATTGCTGATTTATGGTACGAAGAAAATAAATGAATTTCGACTTTCATGGAGGACAATAAAAATGTTAGAAAAGTTAATTACTGACAATAAAGAGAACTTTAAAGGTTATTATGTATTTGCAATTTGTATGTGGAAAAATAAACTGTGTTTAGTACCATGTGATGATGCAATGTCTGGGTATTATCCTGTATATGACAAGGCAGTTAATATGTCTGATATGTCAATTGTGAATTTTCCAAATAAAATCAATGGACAAAATATTGATGCAATAATTTTAAAATTATATAAAGGATCTATAGAATTTGATTTTGCAGAAAATACATGGGATGGATTTCAACCATTAGGAGATTTATAGTAAATGAAATCCAGCTTTCAAGTGAGGTGATACAATTGGGAAATTGGTTTACTTATAATGATATTGAAAATATTAAGAAAATGTATAAAGATGGCAAATCATTTGAAGAGATAGCAAATGTTATTGGGTGTACCGCTATTGCGATTGAAACAACATTAAGATCAGAAAGGATTATATCATGAAGTATACAAAATTTAAGGATATACCACAATTTACAAGAGATGCAAGCTATCATGTGAATATGGATATTCGTAGAGTATCTATATGGATTGAAGAAAACATTAAAGAATATAATTTGCAACTTAATCCAGATTTCCAGAGAGGACATGTATGGACGGAGGAACAACAGATTGCGTGGTTAGAGTTTTTTCTCAAAGGTGGTAAATCTGGTAATGATGTCTATTTCAATGATCCATTTTGGATGGACTGGAACATGAATAACATAAAGCCAGATACATATAAAGATTTTGTTTGTGTAGATGGTTTACAGAGATTAACTTCCATTCAGAGATTTATAAATAATGAGATTAAAGTGTTAATTCTTATTATAGAGAATATGAAGATCCAAGGCATTTGAATACAAATACATTAATTATTCATGTAAATAATCTGAAAACAGAGAAAGAAGTATTACAGTGGTACATTGACATGAACGCAGGTGGAACACCACATACAACAGAAGAAATTGATAGGGTTAAGAAACTTATCAATGATTTGGAATAACTGGATGAAAGGTTGCTTTTAAGCAATGACTATGTAGGCGATGACTATTTGTCATCGCTTTCTTTGACAGAAATTATGTCTGTAATATCACAATCAAGAGCATTACAGATTTTTTGCAACACAAGAAAATCAATTTTACTTGTTTTATTGGCACAAAGATTACTCAATGTAGATTGAGCTATACCTGTCTCTTTTGCAAGCCAATATTGTGATTTACCCTGTTTTTCAAGGGTTTCTTTGAGGATTACTTTCATTGTGATACCTCCAAAATTTGATGAATTGATTATAACAAAAATATTTATTTTTTGCAATATATAGTCTTGACAATATATAGTCTATACGCTATAATGGGGTACATAAGATAAAGAAAGGAGCTGCACACACGATATGATGGAGTTTAATATATTTGATATTCTTTATGTCAAAACAAATGTTAATACATCAGCTAAATCACACGTTCAGCAGATCGAAAGACCTGTTGTTATAATTCAGAATGATTCTGGAAATAAGTTTGCTCCTACTTTGATTGTCATGTGCTTAACCAGTAAAATCAAAAAGGTTGAGCAACCCACTCACGAAGTAATTAAAGCTAGTAAATCTAATGGTTTAAAATGTGACTCAATGGTTTTAGGGGAACAAATTTTTACTATTGATAAGCGTGATGTAGTTGAAAAATGGGGAAATATTGACAATGAAGAGGATAGACTTTTAGTAGAAAAATGTTTCCTTGCAAACTTATATGGTAAAAAGAAAATCAGAGTGGAGGAATTAGCATGAGTGGAAGAATTGTGTCCGTAGATGAAGCTATAAGATTGTTAACAGAGTATAAGAAAAACGGTGGAGAGAATGTGTTATTTTCCTCATTTGATTTAGATACGAGATCGCCTGATTGTGAAGCTATTCCAATAAGTGTAACTTGCGGGATTAAAGCTATTACAACTGGACTTCCAATCACGTATAATAGAAACTTTATAATGTCCACATTAAAAACACAAGATAAAAACAAAGAGAAGACGATATTATTTGCTGAGAAGGGACATATGAAAATATAAAATAGAAAAAATACAAACAAATGTTCTGGAAAGTATTGACACAAACAAATGTTTGGTATATGATATGAACATCTTCACAAGATAATAAAAAAGTAAGGATCTTATCTCGGTGCGGGAACACCATATGAGATAAGAACCTTACAAACAACACAACATAGAAGATTACGGGAATAATCTAATATGTTATAATTAGTTTAGAACGCTTGGTAAAAAATGTCAAGCAAAATCTTTATTAATCATAGCGATTCTGCGATTATTCCAATTTTAAACAACTAAATATAGAGAAATATTACAAATGAAAGTCGGCTTTCATCGTAGTTTTTGTACGCATTTTTAAGTATTTTATGGAAATTTATCTCAGTTGGTTAGAGAAATAGTCTCATAAACTATAGGTCGTGGGTTCGAGTCCCACAATTTCCATTAGAAACGGAGAAATAATGTTTATAAAAATGAAAGGGGCGATGTAAATTGGATTGCTTAATTACAAACGGCAAGCAATATATCCGTTTAGATTCAAATGGTAGTCCTCAAACATGCGGTCAGGTACTTGCAGAAAGATTTTCAGAAGATAAAGCAAAAAACATTATCAAGAATCTTCCTAAACCATTGAGAAAATTTCACTTTAATGTTCAGCTAGTCTCTGAAATCGCTGCTCAACCTAAATCAATTGAAGAAGAAAAACTACCAGAAGATATTAACGGTATCTTAGCGGAACTTGACGATTACTATGAAGATTATCAGCGAAATTCAAAGTATGATAATCCTTATACATATCATGGAGAAACTGCTTTAGAGAAAGAACTTTCTATGAATGATATAGGAATCGGCAATTTCTTTAAGATGGTAATTGATTGTGTTTCTGATAGAGAGAAATACATTGAGAATATGGAATATCTTATTAAAGAATATGATCTGAAAATTCTTGACGTAAGACATTTTATCCGAGATGAAGAAACAAAATTGGGAACAGTGCCAATGAGTAGAATCAGTTACTTATTACAATATTATGAACGTCAACGTGCTATATGCAAGAGAAATAGAAATTGTGCAAAACTTTTCCAATATCATGTAGAGAGATTTAAAAACAGGAAATACATGAAAGTGATTGATAGGATTACAAATTCTAAATATAAATACAGACGTTTATCTAAAGAATATCTCGAAGATTATGCAAAAGGTATAACGAAAGAGAGAAAATAATTATTACATAGTTACATATCAACAGAGAGGATCGGTGATACGAATGCACTACAAAGACATTCTGGAATCTTATTACAAAGTTAATGAGAACAATCCAGAAAACTCAGCAAAGAGATTACATAATATGGTGAACAAAATTCTTAGAAGTTTTGGTGGGATTACCGATTCTGATAGAGATGAATGTTACTCCATAGCAAATTTATATATTTCAAAGTACATAAATGACCAGTTAAAGAAAGGCATAGAAGATATTGACGAAAAAGAATTTAACAAGCTTATGTATTTTGGAATAAGTAATAAGATAAAAAAATATCTATCGTATAAAAATGCTGGAAAACGTTGTCAGATTGTAGTTACAAAAGAAAATGGAAAGGAAGTTAAAGAGTATATTTATCCAATGTCATTAGATAATTTAATGACAGATGATGGAGAAACAAAATATATAGATGTAATTCCTTCAGATTTTGATATTGAAAGCAATATTGATGTAGGAGAGCTATTAAATCTTGGAGAAAATGTAATTCAATACATTAGGTCATTAGGGAAAATAGAACGTCAAATTGCAGATTTAATAATGCAAGGATGTAACTCTACAGAAATTAAAGAGATCTTACATATTTCCGACAAGGAATATAATATATATCTTTCGGATATGAAAGAATATGAAAAAAGAAAACTTCTAAAGATGGAAGAATGTGAAAATGCAAATATTGAGGAGGAATTACCAATGGAAACAAAAACAACAACATCAGAAAGAACAAAATCTACCAGTTATTCAATAGAATCTCTTAGCAAACAGTTGAGACAGCACAGATTAAGAGACAACCATCCATTACAAAGAACTTCTGGACAATGGAGTCTACTTACAAAAAGCGAATTAATTTCTGATATTTTACAAGGTAATTCACTTTTACAGATTGTAATTTCAGAAGAAATTAAAGCCGGAATTATAATGCATTGGTTAATTGATGGAAAGCAGCGTTCTACAAATTTAAAAGATTATCTTGAAGATGGATTTGCAATTTCCAAAAATGTACAGAGATATATGATTGAATATCAGAGCGACAAAACAGATGAAGATGGGAATGTAATTTTAAATGAAGATGGGTTTCCAATGCCAGAAAGTAAAGTATTTGATATTCGTGGAAAGAAATTTTCTCAATTGCCAGAAGAATTACAAGACAAATTTAAAGATTATCAAGTTCCTGTAATGCTCAATTTGAATTGTACAAAGAAAGATATTGCTTATGATATTGCACGATTCAACAGATGTAGACCAATGAATGTTTCTCAGTCAGGATGGCTAGGATTAGAAGAATCCTATGCTGAATATGTAGATAAGATTTTAAAGATGGATTTCTTTAAGGTTGATTGTGATAAGTCAAGTTATTCAAATACGAATATTAAGAACGGATCACTTAGAAGAATTATTATTGAAGCAATAATGACATCTAAATATCTTAGTCATTTTGATAAAGACTTTGGTAAAATGTGTGCTTACTTAACTGAAAATGCAAATGAATCAGTATTTATTGATTTTTATTTGACATTGGAGAAGTTATCTAATGTGTTAAGAGGTAATACATCAGATATTTTTAATAACAAAAATTCATTTTTATGGTTTGCTTTATTTGATAAATTTTTAGAATATAACATTGAAGATGATAAATTTAATGGATTTATTCAGGAATTTAAAGAGACATTACATAATAAAGAAATTGATGGTATTACATACGATTGCTTAAACGGTCAGAAAGGGACAAAGGATCGTTCTTCCGTAACAAAAAGATTCAATCATTTGCTTACTCTGATGAAAGAATACTTACATATCGAAGATTCTGTTGAGGAAATCACAGAAGAACCAGAAACCATTGAAAATGATTTGTTTGATACAGAAACAATTGAAGAATCATCTGAGAAACCTGCTATCGCAGAAGTAACAGAGTATTCAGCAATTGGAAATGTGGAAATTGAACACGTTGAAGGAGAAGTAGTAGATAACGATACATTAGATTTTGTAAAAGAATGTGTTGATAAGAACGTAACAGACATTGATGTTTCTTATTATGAAGACGACTTAAATACCATTACAAAAGATGTACAGTCTAAGCTACTTGATGATGTAAACAGAAAATCTTTAATTGCAGTTATCGCATATGCGTATATGCAGGATGAAAATTACGAAGAATGGTTTGAGAATTATTTTAAAAGAGTTGATACATATGATATTGATCAAAAAAAGAACTATCTCAATATGAGAAACGATTTGATTACTTTTAATAAAGGAGCAGTTGCATAATGAAAGATACAGTAAATGAAGTAAAGAAAAACTTATCAGAACTCGATTATCTTCTTGGAGAAAATAATGTTGAAGATATTAAGAAACGTATTGGAGATTTGATTGTGGACAGAATAGCATCAGATTTACGTGCATATGACTATTATCTGTTTTATCCAGAAGATTATACCGAAACAATTAATAGTGCATTTGAGAAAATAGAGAAGAAAATAACAAAAATGTATTCCGATGCGTTATTGGAAACAGCAACAGAATCAGTTACACGATTTAAAGATATTGCATTATCACATATAAACGAAACACAGGGGCTACAATTGAGGTCGTGTCATAAATGTGAACATTGTAATTTTAATAGATGTAAATTCTATGAAGATTACTATTGGCAAGCACATGACGGAATTTGTGCAGAAGAAGGATTTATCAATTTTAAAGAGAAAGTAGATTAATAAGGGAGATTACATATGAACATGAGACTTTCAGAAATTAAAATTCCTACGGATTTTGAAAGCAGTACACCAAATACATATAAGTATAATAAATGTGAAAGATACTATAAAGAGAATTATAAACAGGATAGATATTTAATTGTAAACGAAAATAATTATCTTATTGATGGATATATTATGTATCTTGTACTTAAAAATAATGGAGCTGAATACGGAGATGCACGAATAGTCACCTTAAATGGACGTAAATATACCGATAGACAGAGAAAACATTATGGGAAATTAATTCCAACAGATAAAAACGATACATACAAAAGAAAGCCTACTACATATGTATACGGTATTCATTATAAGGGATTCAATCATAAAACATATATGTGGAGAATACCTCCAACATGGACAGTTATGATAAAGGAATTACAGCCAGGAGATAAAGTCTATTGTAAAACAAGATTTGGTAAAGTTCCTGTAATCGTAACACAAATAGAAACGAAAGACAAAATTGATACGGATATGATTGTGAGAAAAGTTTGTTCACATAAAATAATTCGTGATGGAGAAATATTAAAATATGATAAAGGTAAAAATGCTTATGTGTAATCACAACTGGGTGTTGATCGAGAAGCCATGACATTTAAAATATGATTATGATGGATTAGAAGTTGTCATTGGTAAATGTCGATGCACGAAATGTAAGAAGATTAAGGACAGGAAGATGATTGGTCATCAGATTGGAAATATCTTTGAGGAGACAGGATAAAAGCGTGGTTTCATAGTAAAAATTTCTAATATTTCTTAATAAAATCCCATAAAAATTACAATTTAATATAAAGGAGATTAAAATTATGGCTATCGTTGGTGCAATCTTAGGTGATATTGCAGGTTCACAATATGAATTTGGTAGACCAATTGATTTAGATTGGAAGAATTGTAAGTTGTTTACTGATAGATGCTACTTTACAGATGATACTGTAATGACACTTTCTGCTAAATTAGCAATTATTAATAATAAATCTTTCTCAGATTCATATAGAGAATGGGGAAGAAAATATCCAAATGCAGGATATGGGAACAATTTTGAAACGTGGTTAAGATATGATGATAAAACCGCATACGGAAGTTTTGGTAATGGATCTGCAATGAGATGTTCTTATGTAGGAGAACATTTTAATACAGAGAAAGAAGTTATCGAATGGGCTACTAAGTCTGCTGAGTGTACACATAATCATCCAGAAGGAATTAAAGGGGCAGTTGTAACAGCAATGTGCATTTATATGGCAAGAACAGGTGCTACAAAAGCAGAAATATATGAATATGTGAAGAAGAATTACTCAAAAGACGATTATCAATATAGTGTTGAATATAAAATTGAAGACTATAGAAAGACATATCAGTGGAATGAAACTTGTCAAGGAAGTGTACCTGTTGCAATTAGATGTTTTTTAGAGAGTGATGATTATGAAAGTTTCTTGCGAAACGTGTTCTCATTAAAGTGTGATATGGATACGTTATGTGCTATAGGTGGTGGAATTGCGGAAGAATTTTATCATGGTACTGGACTTGACAATGATTATTTACTTGGACATTATCTGAATAGGAAATTGTATAGAATCGTAGAAATGTGAGGTGATAAATATGAAAATGTATATAGGGCAATTGTTAATTGGGGCATTATTTTCAATGATTTTTGCTGGTGGGGTATGGTTTATTTGCGATGATCCAAAATATGATACTCCCATAACTGAAAAGATTATCACAACTATAGGCTCATTTATTGTATTTTTTATAATGGCTTTTATTTTTATTACAGCAATGTTTTTAATATAATAAGATGAAATGAGTTTTAGGAGTAATTAAGAATGATAGAATTGATTTATAATATTATGTTAATTATGATACCTGTAATATATTTAATAAATGTTATTTACAATTGGATTTTCAGTGAAAAGAAATGAAAGAGAGTTAGTGTGATAAATTTAAAAACGTAGATGAAAGACTTGTTTTAAAGAAAGGAAATATCTATGAAAATTAAAATAAAGAGTGACAGAAATGAAGTAATCACATCATTGCAGGTAAAAGATTGTGAATTAACAATCTTTCAAGTGCCATCTAAAAGAACATCATGGATAAGATCATGGATAAGTAATGTATATACAGATCAAGACGGAGAATTATGTTATACAGTTGAAACATGTTTCAAGGAAAAAATCATAGAGCAACTTTCTAATGAAAATTTATTGAATGAACTAAAGAGAAGGATGGTGATTGAATGACAGTTAAGAAACTATTAATTGGATTGCTCATATCTGGATTAGCACTTTCTTTTACTGGATGTGGCGACAATGGAACAATTACTAAAGAAGGAAATAAATATCATATATTTGGTCAGTTTGTTGAGATTAAAAAAATAAAATTTAGAGATCCTATGACTAACATGTTAATTGATGAATTTTTTCTTTATGATACAGAAACTAAAATTGTATATGTTCTCTTAAATGGTGATGTTGATAGTGGCATTACGCCATATTATGTATTAGATGAAAATGGCAAACCAGAAATCGCAATCTATGGAGAAAATTATAATGGATAAAGAGAAAGAAAAATTATCTAAAGAGATATTTCTTATTTGCAAGGGAAGATACAATTGCGAAAAGTACGGATCAGTATTTAATGCAATGAATAAATATTATCACAAATATTATTGTGATGACATTGACATTACTTATCAACTTGCTAATCAGATATTTTTATTTCCTATGGTTGAATGGGTATTGGAGAATCATAGAGATAATAAGTTGCATTCGTTGTTGTATCACATATTTAATAATGATTCATTCTGGAACGGAGAATGTAATTATAATGAGAACTTGTTTAAAAAGATTCTAAATTGGGTTGTGATAATAGATGTAAAAGATTATAACGAAGAAACTGGTAAATATGAATGGATTATTGACTTCTCTGATTTTGATGGAAAGGATGTTGACCTAGAATGATTAAGAGTATCAAACAAGGTGATAATATAGGTGTGGCAAAATAAGTTCAAGGATCTGTTGTAGACGTATATACACATCCAAAATTTAAAGGCATGTATGGATTTGTATATAGAGGTGAGAAGTGGACTTGTAGTGATTATGCTTTTAATGAGGAATATAAATCATGAAATGGATTAAGGAAAAGATAATTTTGTGGCTATTTGGATATGATTTTCCAAGGTATGTAAGACAGTTTTACAAAGAACAGGATCAGATTATCAAAATGTATTCTGAAATGTTACGTGAAGAAGAGAAACTTCTTAGATGGCTTAAAATAGCAGAAGAAAAGAGGTGTAAATAGTGGAAGAAACTATTAAGAATTATGATTCTTATACATCAGGAATGGGGAAATCAAGTGCAGATAAACTATTTTGGATGAGTAAAATTGAGAAGATTAACACTGTTGTTGATTTTGGATGTGCTGATGGCACATTAATTAGAGAAATGAATAGTGAAATGCCAGATTTACAATATATAGGATATGATAATAGCAAGGATATGATTTCTCTTGCGGGAATAAGGACGCCTCATGAACTAGAAAACATTCAATATGTAAGTGATTTAAAAGAATCTTTGAAAGAAAATAACCCAAATAAAACATTATTAAATTTATCGAGCGTGATTCATGAAGTATATTCTTATTCAAATATTAATGGAATTGATAAGTTTTGGAATAATGTTTTTGGATATGATTATGGATACATAGCTATCAGAGATTTTTGTGTAAGTAGATCAGTCAATAGGCAGAGCGATATTAATGATTATACAAAAGTAATCAGGGGAGCAGACGAATTACAGATAATGGATTATGAATCAATATGGGGAAGTTTACGCGATAACAGGAATTTGATTCATTATCTCATGAAATATAGATATAAAGAGAATTGGGATAGAGAAGTGAGAGAAAACTATTTTCCAATTACTCTTGAACAATTACTTAGTAAAATTCCTACATATAAATATGAAATTATATATTTTGAAGATTATATCTTGCCTTTCACATCTAACAAAATCAAACAAGATTTCGATGTCGATATTCACGACAATACTCATGTTAAATTATTATTGCAATTGAAAGAAGGTGTAAATAATTGATCTGTGTAGGAGACAGAGTTAAATATCTAGGTTATGTTTACGGTATGTTTTGGAAAGAAGGAGTAGTTGTTAAAGAAAATACAGATATTGTACAGGTTGAATTTGACAATGGGATAATTCTTTACCTATATAAAAAAGATGTTGTAATAATTGAAAGTGAGGATAATAATATGGCGAAATTAGAAGGATATAAGGCGATTGCAGTAACAAAAGAAGGATACTACGGAAAGAAATATTTTTATGCAATCTATGATGATGGAAAAGTATATGTAGCAGGTGACAAAATTGTAGTAAGTGGCGCAAACAATGGAGTTCTTACAATCGAGGAAATTATTACACCAGATGAATGTAATAGAAATATTACCGCCGAAGTTATCTGTAAAGTTGATACATCAGCATATGATAAACGTGTGGAAGAACGTAAAGAGAAAGCTGAACGTAAGAAAGAAGCTGATAAAATTAAGAAACAGATGGATAAAATGATTACAGAAATGGATCAGACAAAGAGATATGAGATGTATGCAAATGATAATCCTGAGTTAGCGGAGAAATTGAAAGCATACAAGGAGCTGATTGGAGAATAATGAATAAAGAAAAGATACATAAATTTCGTAGGAAGTTAGGTTGGATTGTTTTTCTGGGTGGGATGGTAGCAAACGTGATAATTTCATGGGGATTTTTGTTCATGAAACCCGTCTTTCATCTGTTATTTTCCATTGCAGCAGGAGTATTTTCGGTCAAATTATTGGCAATTTCGCTTTTAAAATGCTTTTTAGCACCTGTTGTATGGTATATATTATTATGGACGATAGAAGTTATCACGGGATATTTGGGAGATTATTAAAGATATAGGAGGATTATAGCGGTGGCGGTATTTAAAACAGAAGACGGTAGAGAGTTAATTTTAACTTGCAGGTGTGGATGTGATGATGGAATCCACTTTAAGATTGATAAGGATTTCGAGGACTATATGTATATGACATACACGAATGGTAATTTTTATCGTGATCAGGACAATGGATTCTTTAGAACATTAGGAAGAAAGTTACGAAAAGTTTTTGCAATCTTATTCAATCAAGATTACTATTATGCAGAAGCAGTATTTTCAAAAGATGATTTTGAATCGTTTAGAGAATATATTAATAGTTTTGCAGTACATAAAGAAAACTCCACTGACGTTGTGGACAATCAGTAGAGTTATTGGAATAGATCAAGACCAGTGATCTATGTAGAAAATCATATCATGTTTCTATGACTTGTTCAAGTCGAAGTTTCCAAAGCAAATAAAATTGAATAGAGGTGAATGCAAATATAAAAGTAAAAAGATGTGAACAAGTAATTATTAGAAAGAATCATCCTAAATTTAAAATGATAGATCAACAGTGCTTTTGTTCCAAGAATTTGTATAATGAAGCAAATTATGTATTACGTCAAGAATTTATAAATAATGATAAATACATAAGCTATTATGATATGAATAAAGAATTTAAAACACATGAGAATTATAAACTTACATTCAGTCAACCTGCAAATTGTACTTTAAGATTGTTGGATAAAAACTGGAAATCTTATTTTAATGCAATTAAAGATTGGAGTAAAAATCCAACTAAATATTTAGGTAAACCAAAACTTCCAAAATACTTAAAGAAAGACGGAAGGTTCATATGGATGATTCCAAATAATCAACTTCATTATAACTATGAAAAGGGAACAATTCATATAAGCAATCGTTTAGTAAATGATTATGATTGGAAGTGTCGTTGTTTAGGAAGAATAATTCAAGTTAGATTTGTTCCAAGAGGATCTTGTTATGTGATGGAAATTATCTATGAGACAGAAATTCCAGATACAAATAAAGAATCAAAAAATATAGCAGCTATTGATTTAGGCGTAAACAACCTTGTAACTATGACAAATAATATCGGATTAAATCCAATTATTATTAACGGCAAGGGAATCAAAAGCGTAAATCAGTATTATAATAAAAGACTTGCAAAAGAAAGATCAATGCTGAAAATACGACATAATAAAGATTGGTCAAAGAAATTAGATATGATTACTTTTAAAAGATTTCAGAGAATAAAGAATTACATGCACAATACAAGTCATTACATTGTAAGTTTGTGTATTGAAAATAATATCGACACATTAGTAGTTGGTAAAACCAACAAATGGAAACAAGAATCTGGGATGAATAAGAAATCTAATCAGAATTTTATAATGGTTCCATATCAAATATTATTACAACAACTTAAATATAAATGTGAAAATGTTGGAATTAATTACATTGAGCAAGAAGAAAGTTATACATCTGGAACAAGTTTCTTAGATGAAGAAAATCCAATTAAAGAGAATTATAATAAGAATAGACGTATTCAAAGAGGATTATTCAAAAGTAATTCTGGGCTATTAATTAATAGTGATATAAATGGATCATTTCAGATTATGAAGAAAGTATTCCCAAATGCGATTAGCCGATATGGGATAGAGGGTGTTCTAACCCCTATAGTTATAAATGTGGCGTAAGTTACATGATTTACTATGAACGTATTTATTATTAAGTACGATAGAATCTTGCTTTTAGGAGGTAAATAAATGAGTAGTTGGTGTTACATACAAGGAGCAATAACAGTATCTCCAATAGGACGCACACAAGCAGAGAAAAGATACATTCTTGATACTGTATTGGCACATTTGCCGATAGTTTCTGGTTCAGAGAAAGATATGGATGTATATGTAATTCAGAAGAATGGTCATAACAGCTCTAGTTCCTGTGATGAATTTGGAGAAAGAACAAATAATTTAACCGACTGGTATGGTGATAGAACAAGAAGTAGAGGAATGTTGTGTACACAAGATGAATACATCTTAGTCGTAGACGCTGCATTAAGAGATAGAGAATTTGATCAGACGTACAGAGAATTTACGAAATGGCTTGTACGATTAGGTAAAAGAGTCATGATTGATAATATTCTTGTAAAAATTAGTGGATATGATAAATCTACAATCATCAAAGATTATCGTGTACAGAATGAAAAATATTCATATCAAAATGTTTTCTTTAATCTATTTGAAGGAACAAGTTGGGTGAAAGATGATGGAGAAGTTAATTGGTGTGAATATATGTTATATTCAAGGGCGAAGGACTCTAATTATCCTATGATGTTAGCATACAAATACTTCAATGATAAAGAAAATGATGAAGAAGTAGAGAGAAGAATGAAATATGAAAAAGGTAAAAAAGTATAAAGAGAAATATAAAACAGGAATGATATTCAGAAGTAAGAAAGATCCTTGGACTGATTTTGTGATTAATTATGTTTCATATACGAGAGAATCTGAAACAGCTTATACATTTAATATGAACTCAATTATAGGTTGGACAAGGATTAATCAAGAAGCCTTCGATAAAAATATCAGTGTGTCAAAAGGAATTGATTATGATAAAGTCAAAAATCATGAAGTGAGTACATTTCCATATTCGTTTTTCGGTGAGATGCATCAGAAATCTATGGATAATTATATCAGAAAATATGAAATGGAATTTTGTGGTATGAGTGATAAAGAAGTTATTGTATTCAATGATGATGCTTTTGAGTATTGTTCTGGATTTAAAAAGTAACATCATGATAAAAATTAAAATATGGAGGACGTAAAATGAAATTATTTAAAACAGTAGATGAGAAATTAGCAGAAATTGGATTTACAAAAGAAAAAGAAAATGAGTATGGGTGTGTATATAAAAGAAAAGATAAGAAATATAATTTTACACAAGAAGTTGTCATTGGATACAAAGAATCTGGTAGACATATTTTACAGTCATATGATCCAGATTTAGGAGATGATAAAGGAATTGGAAATACCTGTGTAGGACTTACAGGATATGAAATGAAGCTATTTCTTAAAAAGATGAAGCGGATGAAAATGTATTCTGGAAAGAAAGTAACTATCGAATAATGGAGAATGAAAAAATGAGTAATTGTAAATTTTGTGATAAAGGTGTTCCACTTATAATAGGTAAGACTAATGATTATGGTGTAGCAATTCAATATCCTAGAAGACTTATTGCATACGGATATGATATTCATGGATATGATTCAAATGGATTGGTTGTTAAAATTAATTATTGTCCTATGTGTGGTAAGAAGTTGAGTGAGTAGAAGAAATTGGCATTTCAAAGGAGAGAATATGTTAATAAGAAGTCAAGATAAAACAAAATTAGTAGATATTGCAGGAAAAACAATTTCAATTAAAAGAATCAATTCTCATACAAGCAATATTGAAATTGTATATGCCAATAGTTCAGTAGTATTGGGATCATATAATGAAGAAAATGCGTTAAAAGTTTTAAATTTCATTGAGCGTTTTTATTGCAAAAGGGATTCTGAATATCATACGTTGCGGATGCCAAAAGACGAAAATGTAAGCAAAATACGTGTGTAATAAAGTATAGGGGATGATTCAAATGGAAAATAGAGAGAAATTTGCTAAAGAAATTTTGGATATTGCTTGTAAAGGCGATACGTTTTCAGTTACAAAGTCGGGTGAAATTACTTTTTGTGATCGTTTTAAATGTGATATGTGTAAATTTAATGATTCTACTGGTGAAAAAAGTTGTAGAACCAAACGATATGAATGGTCGAAATATAAGTATATAGGAAAATCTACAATTACATCAAGAGAAAAGAACTTCCTTGATGCCCTTCCATCTAAGTGTAAATATATTGCAAGAGATAAAGATAATTTACTTTATGCTTATTATGACAAGCCAATACGCGGTAATAAATTTTGGATAACTAATTATGCATTTCATGATATGCCAAAAGATATGCATGGTGATGTTTTTAGTTTCATTAAATGGGAAGATGAAGAACCTTGGAGTATTGATGATTTGAAGAAATTAGAGGTGAAGGATGAATGATTTAGACGATTACGAAGAAGATCCATATGATTACTGCTATGAATGTGGTGGTTATGGTGACGATTATTATACGGACGAAGATGGAGAATTGGTCTGTAGATGTCCTGAATGTCCTATGAATCCTAATTATGATTATTGGGAGGAATGATAATGTCATTGTGTGAAAAAACAATAAGACAATTGGAAGAAGTATATCAACGGAATATACGTTGTAAAGGTTCATTTAGTAAAGAAGAAAGTCCAGAATTATATAATATGTGTAAACATTGTGAACAATATTGTGGTGAAAAACATAATTATAGGGAATGTAGAAATGTGCAATGTTTTATAAACTGGTTGGCTTTAGAGTATCTTGATTGGATAAATGGTTACTAATATTTATTTTATCTAAGTAAATTTCTATGGGTGATCACCCAAATTATTTCCAAAAACAAAGAAATATTATTTTCAACTAAATGACTCAAATTCCCTTATTTTATAGGGGATTGCGCAATCTCAATTACCTAGGAGTTACCTAAATTCCTTTCTATAAATTCTGTAATGCTGCATAAATCGGACATTTTCAACTATCCGATAAAAATAATATTTCATTTTAGAAGGTGATTTGATGATTAATATTCAAGATGTTTCGTTATTAAAGATAACGAAAGTGAGAGATTGGTCTGTTCTTTTTGATTATGATGGAAAACATTATTTATTGCATGGAACTGGCGAAAGTGGAGAACCTGATCGACAAGAATTGTACGAGAGAACTCTAAATCAAAATGGAAAATATGATTTAGAGTATAAAAATGCTTGCTATGGAACTGAATATGTATCAAGAGATTACATTAAAAGTAAGAGCAACAAAACTATTGTTTATAATCAAATTGATAAAGATTTTTTCGCTTATAAATTGACTAAACGAGGATTTGCGAAAGGTATTATGGAAGATAGAGTACAATATGAAAACGATAGAATAGATAAGATTCAGAAGCAAATTAGAATATTTGAATATAAAATTTCTGAACTGAGAAGAACAATACAAGATTATATTTAAAATATTTTAAGGAGAAATAATACATGATTAAATATATTTGTGATTTATGTGGCAAAGAAACAAATAATAAATCTTATTGTATACCAATAAAAATATATGGAACGTCTGGTTGTACATATTTTTCAAAATATCTTTCAAAAGAAGTTTTATTGTGTTCTTCATGTAGAGATAAGTTTAGTGATCTTGCTTTAAAATTGGCTGCGAATGATGAACTATATGAAGGATTGAAATTTGATCCAGATGATTAAATGCAAGGAGAATTGATATATGTTAGAATCTTATGAATGGAAAAGTCAGATATATTTACATCCACCATATAAAATGAATGATTTGTATTATAAAGTTTGTTGTTATTGGAATGTAAAGACTGAAATGTATGATTCTATTTTAGCCGACAGTTATCTATATGACTCAGCATACATTTCAAATTCTAAACTTCGTGGCTATTCTGCCGAATATTCCCGTCAGATATTTCTGTTTTGTCAACACGTACTTATTTGTGAATGTGATAAACCGTTTGATGAAAACTTATGGAAGAATATAAATAACAATAGATATACTGCTCGTCAGTGGATGAAAGAATATGAAAAATTAAAGTCTAATGGAGAATTAGATTTTATAGAAAAATATAATAAATAATGAAAAGGAGATTGAATGAATTACGAAGATTTTCTAAAACAAAAGGATTATGTTCTGGAAAGTAGTGGATTTAATATTGATAAGATAAACTAAATTCAATTGAATCATTGGAAGAATTATCTGAAAAGTGGGAAACGCAGCTATTAAAAGATTGATAAAACAATATTAGATATAAAGTGTACAATATGCACAAAACAAGAATTGGAATATATTGATTTCTCGTTGCATTTCAAACGAATTTTTGTGCATATTGTATAGAGGTATTAGATGAAACACGAGTTTCAAAGGAGGAATAATTTATGAGTTATATTATTAAATCACCAGACGAACTAAAAGATCCATTCTTATGTTATTGTGTATTCCATAGATTTATGGAAGAAGCTGGAGAAGATTACATTGATTACAATGAACGTATTGTAAATGGGACACCATTATTGTTCTGGATGCTTGGTAAAGGATATATTTCAGATAAAGAAACAGAAGAAGTATTAAAGAGAAGTAATGGGAGATATATTTATGTTTCAGATATTTTAAAAGACGATGCGATTTTTAAAGAGAGTTACGGTGACACATCAATTGGATCAGCAAAATCATATAGCATTTTAGCAGAATATATGTGTCAAATTTCTGAGTTCAGACAAAGATTATATGATAGTGTGAATAATAATGCGACATGGTTTGAGAATCATGAATTTTACAAAGATGAAAATGAGATTAGTCTTGCGTGTATTATCAGTGATGAAAATATAATTGAAAGTAAATTATATTCTTTAGAAGAATTAAAAAATATGACAGTATATGAATTTGATGATTTATCATATAAAGATCAGTTTAATGCAGTAAGAAATCTTACTATTAAAGAAGCCGATAGTGTAAAAGAAAAATATGAATAGTTAAAAAATTAAACGCTGGTTTCATGACAATAACAACACCATATATAGCATATTGATTGATGGAATGTACTATATAGCGTATACATAAAAGGAGAAGATATGAGTAAATATTGGAAGAATATTGATAACAATAAATATGGGAAATTATGCTATGCATTGTATTTTATACCATTTGATGAAGATGAAAACGATGATAATATTCTTGCCATTGTAGCACAAGATAATAAAATTCCAGAATGTTATAATTATGTGTCAAGAGAAATGAATGTAGAAGATGATGATTTAATGGCTGAAAGTATCGAAGATGCAAAAATACAGATTGAAGAGAAATTAATTGAATTTTGGGAAGATGAAATTGCAGAAATAGAAGATAAAATAGAAAAGTTTAAAGAGGGATAAAATATGATTTTAAAAAGAAAATACGAAGGATGCTGTAGAGATGAATATTATTGTGAGCTAACAAAGGAATTGGATATTTTATCTGGACTAAATAAACGAGAATCATATGAAGGATGTAAATATAGGCATTATATATATGCAACCGATTCTGACAAGAAAGAACATTGTTACGCTATTAGAGTTCCTGGTGGGACATTAGGAGATATTGTAACGGATAATGATGATTATATTATTGATGTAGTTATAGATATTGATTATGTGATTAAAACATATCCAAACAATGTAAATGAGGTTATTAAGAAGAAATACATTGGTAAGAAGATAGAATTTGAAGAGGTAGAGTAGATGATTGCAATAAGCAAAATTGCTTTTGAAGCATTACGAAATACGGACGGAAAAATTTCAAGAAAACCTTTGGAGTGGTGGAGAAGAAGTAAACCTGGTATGTATTTGGTTCATATTGTGTCTGTTTGCAGAGATTCCAATAGTAATATTAAGATTTGTATTTATGGCAATTTGTTTTATTCCGCATAAAATTTATGAGCATTTAGAAGATATGTCTTTTTAGGAGGTAGAGTAGATGGTTAATTTAATGAACACATGTGTTTTGGTCAAAACACGAAGAGAATATGAATATATTTTAAATGAAGCTGAAAAGCAGGGATTTCACTGGTATAAAAAAGATGATTGTGAACCATTTGAACAATACACATTTCCAGATATTTTAAAATTCTCATCAGATAATATTGTTTATAGAAGAAGTAGAATTTCTTTGGGCTATACTTTCTACGAAGCATCAGAACTTCTCGGAACAAAAGAAATGACAGCAAGAAAGTTTATTGAGTGGTATTCAAAATTAGATAGTTCATGCAATGCACGTAAGTGTCAAGAATGTGTATTGTATATGAGGAATACTAAATGCAGTAGCAGTCTTTGCTATATATCCGCTTGGAAAGAAAATATAGACAAAATACTTGAAATTGCAAAATCAGGAAATTTTACAGTGCTTACAGAAGAAAAAGCAATTGACACACTTGAAGAGTTTATCCATAATCCAGATCACGCAACATTAAATGATGAGTTTGTTGAGTCTTTAAAGTTGGCGGTGGAGAAACTGAAAAAGGTGAAGTAAATGGGAGAATTAACACTTGAAGAAGCTATTGATCATGCAAAAGAAGTAGCAGAAAAGAATTATAAAGGTGCAGATTTTGAATCAATTGATTCTGTAGACAATGATATAAAGACTAATTGTATAAAATGTGCGGAAGAACATATGCAACTTGTAAAGTGGTTGGAAGAATTAAAATTTTATAAAGAAGCAGAAGAACATGAATTACTGTTGAGATTACCAGTACCTATCGGTACGATTGTATATTGTATCTATACAAGTATGACAGGTAAGAATGCAACTATTCTTGCGGATCGTTTTACTGTTGACATGTGTAAACCTTGGGGAACGTTTGTATTTGCTACAAAAGAAGAAGCTGAGAAGAAGTTGGAGGAAATGAAAAACGATGGATCGAAGAAATAGAAAGTATTATTTGGTTGACATACCATCATCACCATATAGTCATAATGCGTGTATTAAAAAGTTGAAAGAAATTAGAACGGTAAAAATTTCAAATCCTTATGATTTCGATAAAGATAGGGAGTATGGATACGCAAACTGTTTAATTGGATTTTCTAATAATGTAGAAAATTCTGTTCTTACAATTTTAAATTCAAAATGGGAGTATGGTTATAAAGCAAAATATAAAGAAATTACTAAAGAAATGATTGGACATTAAAGTTAAAACGGCAGTTTCATTTGGAGAAATAAAGCACATAACAATAAATAATATATAAAACAGGAGGAATAAAAAATGATGAACAATTTTTTAAACGGGATGTTTGGGAAAGTTGGAAGTGGAATGTGTAGGCTTTCAATGAATGGAGGAATTGCAGTAAAAACATCAAACGGGTACAAAAGCTACAATGTTAAAACAAGTAAACTTACTAATTGTAGCAATTTTGTGTTTGATATTGGAGAAGAATTTTTCTTTGTAATTCCAACAAATAAAGTAGAAAAAGGGGATATTATTTTAGTTAATAATAAACCAAAATGTGTCATTGAATCTGATAAAACTAAAATTACTGTAATTAATTATGAAGATTCAACAGTAGAGACTATTTTACCTGAGAGACATGTATTTATGGGTAATACATATTTTTATGGGAAAATTGTTTCAATGTTTGGACGTGATATTTTAAAAGGAAAGAAAGGCACAAACAATATTTTTAAATATATGATGCTTTCACAAATGATGAAAGGTGAAAACAATTCTTCTGGAATGCTAAATGGAAATAGTGGAGGAATGAGTGCCATGTTACCATTTATGATGATGGGTGGAAATATGGGAGAAATGTTTGATGGAATGTTTGATTTTGATACAGACAATGATACAGATGTAGAAGAAGAGGAGGAAGCATAATATGGGATGTGGATCATGGACAAGAGCTAGTTATACAAGTTATTCAAAATCAGTAGGAAGAAGTGTTTCAAAAGATGGAACAATTAGTGGTTCTTATTCTAATCAGGATATGTTCAAAGCTACAAATATTGATCCTGCACTGAATCCCAAAAATGTAATCAGGGAATGTTGCGACACAGAAGAACATCCAAATACAGTTCCAGTTATTTTAGCATTAGATGTTACTGGATCTATGGGACAAGCTGCCGTTGAAGTAGCAAAGAAACTCAATGTAATTATGACTAAATTATATGAGAAAGTAACAGATGTTGAATTTCTCATTATGGGGATTGGAGATTTAGCATGTGACATTTACCCTATTCAAGCTTCTCAGTTTGAATCAGATATTCGTATTGCTGAACAGCTTGATAAAATTTATTTTGAATTTGGTGGTGGTGGAAATAATTACGAGTCTTATACCGCAGCATGGTATTTTGGTTCTCGTCATACAAAGCTTGATTGTTTAAATCGTGGAAGAAAAGGAATTATCATCACTATGGGAGATGAACAGCTTAATCCATATCTTCCGTTAAGAGGTCGTTATAGCGGATTGATTGAAGCAACAGGGGATAATCTTCAAGATGATGTAGAAACAAAAGATTTATATAATGAAGTTTCTAAAAAATTTAATATTTATCATTTAGATGTAAATCATGGTCGTAGATGGGACGAAGATGAGATTGAAACATCTTATAGAAAATATCTTGATGATGTTCATTTTAGAAAAGTGACTATGGATAGTATTACGAATGAAATTGTAGACATTATCATTAATGAAGCAGAAAATAATGTAGTAAATTCAGTTACAACATCTTCTGGTTCAGAAGAAATTACATGGTAGAATAGGAGAATTAAAAGATGAAAGACATTAAGATTGTAATTGGAGCAAATTTTGGAGATGAAGGAAAGGGTTTGATGACAGATTATTTTTCGCAAAAATCCAATAGTATTGTTGTGTGTTCAAATGGTGGAGCGCAAAGAGGACATACTGTAACAACACCAACTGCAATTAGACATGTCTTTCATCATTTTGGATCAGGTACATTTAACAATGCAAGTACATATTTATCTGAGGATTTTATTATTAATCCGATTATTTTTAAACAAGAATATGATGAGTTAGTAAAACTTAATCATAATCCAAATGTATATATTAATCAAAATTGCATGATAACAACCCCATTTGATATGATGGCTAATCAAATCGTTGAGGAAAGTCGTGGTAAAAATAAACATGGTAGTTGTGGATTAGGGGTTTTTGAGACAATTAAAAGATATAGAGCTGGTGTAACTGATTTAGATTACAATATTAAAGAATACTATTTGGAACAATTTAAAAAGGAGGACATTGAATTATCAGGCGAATGGTTGAAAATTTTTTTTGATAATGGTATATTTGAACATTTCTTAGAAGACTTGGATTTTATGAATAGCCATTCATTGTGTATTTCAGATGAATATTTCTTAAATCAGTATGACAATGTTATTTTTGAAGCAGCACAAGGGCTTTTACTTGATCAAAATAATATTGATTATTTTCCACATCTTACCCCATCTAACACTGGAATTAAAAATCCCAAGAAAATAATTGAAAATATTGAATGGAATGATGATATAAATATTGAAACTTGTTATGTATCTCGTACTTATTTAACAAGACATGGCGCAGGGAAATTCCCATCAGAATGCAATAAAAATTTTATTAACGAATATATGTATGATAAAACAAATGTTCCAAATCCTTTTCAAGATAGATTAAGATATGGACATCTTAATCTAAGAGAACTATATAATAGATGTTCTGATGATATTGGAGATTTTGGAAACACAAAATCAATTGCAATTACCCATTGTAACGAATATGACAAATGGGATAATGATTTGCTTATAAATTTATTTAATGATTGGAATATTTATTATTCTGATGGAGAAACCCGAAATGATGTAGATTTAAGATAAGCTGAAATGTTGTTTTCAAGGAGGTTAAGATGAAAAGACAGATAAGAAAATCAGTTTTTGAAACAAATTCGTCAAGTACACACGCTATTTGCATTACTAAAAAGAAAGATAATTATAAACTTCCAGATCATATTGATTTTGAATTTGGCGAGTTTGGGTGGGGATATGACGAATATAGTGATACACATAATAAAGCATCATATTTAATTACCTCAATTTTTAGTTTTAGTAAAAGTAAAACAGATGAAAACCTTGCACGATTAAAAAATATTTTGGACTCTCATAATATTACATACTCAATCCCAGAACCAAAAGTTGAATTAGATAGGTGGAGAGGGAAAGAATATTATTATTATGATATTGGTGATAATTACATTGACCACGTAGGAGAAACGCAAGACTTTGTAGATGCGGTTTTATCAGATTCAGAAAAGTTATTTAGATATTTATTCGGAAATTCTTTCATTATTACAGGCAATGATAATGACGATAGCTACAGGGATAGAATGTGTATTTATGAAGGTGAAGAAGAAACAGATTATGGATGCTACCCGATTTACGGAGATTTAAAACCTGAATTTAATGATTATGAAATTTATGAGAAAGGAAATTAAATTATGAAAAGACAAGTAAGAAGAAATGTATTTGAAACTAACTCAAGCTCAATGCATAGTCTATCAATTGCAAAAAGAGGAGTAACAGAGTATTTACATGTTGACGAATGTACAAACAAAGTAGTTACAGAGTTTGGTGAGTTTGGATGGGGTTATGACGAATATAATGATCCAGAAACAAAATTATCATATCTTGTAACTATGATTGGCGAATCTCATAATTGTTATTCTATTAAAGAAATATATGAGACTAATGATTTTAAGAAAATTAATGATGTGGTTTCAGCAAGATGTGAATGTGATGGAATTGAAATTAAAAATGTTGATGGATATATTGACCATCAATCAATAGACACAATTGATGGTCTAATGAAAGAATATGATTGTACAATTGAAGAATTTATTTTTGATAAAGGAATTACTTTAGTAATTGATAACGATAATTAATAGGAGGATTGATTTTATGAAGAGACAAATTAGACGAGGAACTTTTGAGACAAATAGCAGTTCTGTTCATTCGCTTACAATGTGTACACAATCAGATTATGATAGATGGAAAAATGGAGAACTTATTTATGATTATTGGGAAGATAAATTAATTCCACTAGATAATACAGATCACCATGATGATGACAGATATTATACATATGATCGTTTTAATGAGTATGGAGCACTTGATTATGAAACTTTTGAAGATACATTTACGACAGAAAATGGTGATACAGTAGTTGCATTTGGATATTACGGTCATGATTGATTAGGAGGGTTAAGAATGGGATTATTAGGAAGATATAAAAACGGTAACTTTGTGACAACTATTTTGAGTGATGGAACAAAAATTAGAGAAACAAAAGATGATGAATTTATTCCTAGCTTTGCTGAAAACATGGATGTAAAAATTTGTAACTATTGTGATATGGGATGTAAATTTTGTCATGAGGGTAGCACAATAAATGGCAAGTTTGGTAATATTTTAAATGAAAAATTTATTGATACTTTACATCCATATCAAGAAATTGCAATTGGCGGTGGTGATGCAACCAGTCATCCTGATTTAATTCCATTCTTACAAAAACTAAAAGAACGAAAAGTTATTGCAAATATGACTGTTAATCAGATCCATTTTGAAAAGAAACAAGAATTAATCAAAAAGTTAGTTGACGAGAAATTAATCTATGGTCTTGGCGTTTCGCTAGTAAATTCCACAAAACATTTTATTGAACTTATAAAACAATATCCAAATGCAGTTATTCATGTAATTAATGGTGTGTTAAAACCATCGGATGTAAAAGCATTAGAGAATAATAATTTAAAGATGTTAATTCTTGGATATAAACATTTGCGTAGAGGTAATGAGTATTTTGAAGAAGAACAGAATGATATTGAGACTAAGCAGCAATGGTTATATGAAAATCTTGAAGATATTATTCAGAAATTTAAAGTTGTGAGTTTTGATAATCTTGCGATTGAGCAATTAGATGTAAAAAGATTATTGACTCAGGAAGAATGGGATGAGTTTTATATGGGTGATGACGGAAAAATTACATACTATATCGACATGGTAGAACGCAAATTTGCTCAGAGTTCTACTGCCCCGTTTAATAAAAGATATGATTTACTTGACTCAGTAGACGATATGTTTCATGTTATTACAAATTTATAGAGGATATGATATGACAGAACAAGAAATGATTGAATATTTAAAATCAACAGGATTATACGAAGAACATGAAGATTTCTTTTATGAAAAAGAAATGATAAATACAAATAAAACAGTTCCAATTAGTGATCTTATTGAAAGATTTATTGAAATTGATAAAGAATTTGAAGGAAGACCTTGGAATATCTTACAAATTCTTGCAAATATTAATATGATTATTCCTGTAGAGGATAGAAAATAACGGATAAAATGCGTCTTTCATGAGGTGAGAAATATGTTTGAATTAGAATTATTTGATAAAATTCCAATGTCTGTTTATAAATTAATTTATGAACAAACTTTTGAATCACAAAGAATGCAAGATGAAGATGAATTATATTTTACACATGGAATATCTGATCCAAATAGTTGCGATTATCATATGATGGATTTTGAAACAACTGAAATTTTAGGTACATTTATGGATTTACGTCCAGTATCTCCAAATCAATTAAAGAGGATATTAATTTTAGGCTATTTATTTAATATGGTTTTTGGTAGATATTATACGGATAAAAATGAGGAATAATAAATGGATGAATTTACAGTAACCTTAGAATTGTTATTTATGGTGTTACTTAGTGGATGCGTATTAATTGGGAGGAATAAAGAATGAGATTGATTGATGCAGATAAAATAATTAATTCTCTTGGAAGTTCAGATGTAGATTTATACATATCTGGATTGATTGATGAACAGCCGACAGCTTTTGATGTGGACAAGGTTGTGGAGCAGTTGAAACAGTTAAAAATGAGATACTTCTTAACAATTGCAAATACGGGAGATGCCGATAAAGATTGTGCTTATAAAAACATTGCAAATACAATTGATAGAGCCATTGATATTATAAAAGGTGGTAGAGTTGAATGAGAGAAATTCTTTTCAGGGCAAAGCGGGTTGGAGACGATGAATGGGTTGAGGGATATTATCAGAAAAGACGTAACTTTTTAGGAAATGAAGAACATTTAATCTTCCATGTAGATAGTCATACGGTATGGGAATACACGGAAATTAATCCAGAAACCCTCTGCCAGTTCACGGGGCTTTATGACAGATATGAAAACAAAATTTGGGAGAACGATGTTTTAAAAACATGGTCTGATGAATATGCGCAAGTTAAATTCGGACTGTACAACACAGGTTTTGCTAGTGGTAATTGCAACCAAGGATTCTATGTTACATTTTCGGAAGATTCATATAACCGGCATGAACTAGGATATTGGTGTAAAAAAACTTATGTAAGAGGAAACATTTTCGATAATCCAGAATTATTACAGGAGGAAGCAGATGAGTAAATCTAGTGATTGATACACCAGAAACTTGTGTAGAATGTATATTTTGTCAAGAATACAGTACAAAAAGTAGAGAATATGCATATTGCTATGTGACCAATGGGGATAGCGAAAATGACATAAAACTAATTGACTGTATATACGGATATCGTCAATCTAAACCCGATTGGTGTCCATTGATAGAATTACCTAAAAAGAAAAATTGGGGAGAAATATTTAATGGAAATGTTAAAGGTTGGAATGATTGTTTGAGAGAAATTACAGGTAGTCAAAAAATTAACAGTTGAAAGTAAACTTTCATTCATAAAAAAGAGGTGAATTTTTATGACAATAGAACAGATTAAAGAAAAGTTAAGAAGCGAAGAATACGATTTCTTACGAAAAGATAAGAACTTGGATAACAATATTATTATTCTTACAGTTGGTGGAAGTCATGCATATGGTACAAATACTGAAACAAGTGATCTGGATATTAGAGGGTGTGCATTGAATAGTAAAATGCAAATTCTTACGAATGAAAATTTTGAGCAATTTGTAAATGAAAAACAGATACAACCATTTATGCGTTTAATAAATTGATTTCACTGTTATGCAACTGTAATCCGAATACAATTGAAATGCTTGGTAATAAACCAGAACATTATTTCTATGTATCGCCAATTGGTAGAGAATTTATTAATAATAAGGATTTATTTTTATCGAAGAAAGCAATTTATTCTTTTGGTGGCTATGCTAATCAGCAGCTTCGTAGGTTGGAGAATAAGTCAAATAGATTAGTTGGACAGGCTAAAAATGAAGAACATATCTTTAAAACAATTGATCATGCAATGTTTGACTTTAAACAAAGACATTTTACAATGCCAGATGATGCGATTAAATTATATATTGATAAATCAGCTCAAGAGGGATATGATACGGAAATTTTTATGGATGTGAATTTAACGCATTATCCTCTAAGAGATTATTCTGATATGATTTCTGAAATGCAATCTATTGTAAAAGCATATGGCAAGATTGGTAAACGAAATCAAAAAGCGATTGAAGCAAACAAATTAGGTAAGCATATGATGCATTTGATTAGATTATATATGATGTGCCTGGATATTCTTGAAAAAGGAGAAATCAATACCTATAGAGATAAAGAGCATGATTTACTTATGGATATTCGTAATGGTAAATATTTAGATAAAAATAGACAACCTATTCCAGAATTTTATGAAATGGTAGATGAATATGAAAAGAGATTAGACTATGCAAAAGAAAATACCGATTTTCCAGATAGTCCAGATTATAAAAAGATTAATGAGTTTGTAGCTTCTGTAAACGAAAGAGTAGTAAAAGGTGAAATCTCAGAGCGTTTCTGCTCAAAATTCCATAAGAATACAATTGAATAGAGAGGTGATTAGATGCCAACAGGATATACGTCTTACATTAAGGATGGAAAAATAACATCTGGAAAAGAATTTCTGAAACTATGTACAAGAGCATTTGGAATTGCCGTTGACTTGAAAGATGAATCTTTAGATGTTCCAACACCAAATCATTTTGAGCCACATCCTTATTATGAAAAAGCATACAAAGATTCTTTAGTGTCAAGAGAAAAAGCATATAGCATGACTCTTGAAGGGGTAAAAGAAGATATAATATCTAAGTATAATGATAATAAGGGCAGGGCAGAAAAAATACTTGAAGAATATAAAGATGAAGATAAAAGGTATTTAAAAGTGCGAGAAGAAGTTGGAAAATGGATTCCACCAACACCAGAGCATGAAAATCTAAAGAAATTTTGTTTAGAACAAATTGATATGTCATTGAATACAGGTTTATATGAATGGTATGAAAAAGATATAAATAAGGAATTAGATACTTCTGATGATACGGTTAGGAAATACATTGATAATTTAAAAGACTATGCAGATGAAAAATTGAAAAGAGCATATAAAAATTGGCAAGAAGAATTAAGGAGAGTAGAAGAAAAGAATCTATGGATGAAACAATTTTTAGATAGTTTGGAGAATATGTAAATACATGAAACAAACGTTTCAGAGAGGATGTGAAAATAATGTTTGAAGGCAAAAAGTGCATCATAATTGTAGGCATATGGTTACTTATAGGATTATTATCGGTGATGCTTGTGTGTATACGCGATATGAGAGGAAAACCATATGATGAGAATTATTTTAAAGGAGGAACGCATTATGTTATAAGTCTAATTCTTATGGGAGGATTCTCATTTCTTCTTTTCGCATTTGGCATTTTTCGAGAAAGACATAAGAAACGAAAGAGTAATAGAATATTCACAAAATTCATTTATAAAATAGCAAATATTGGAATTAAGAAAGATGGGGATGATAATGAAACGTGATCCAAAAGAAAGATTTATAAAAATACATATGGATTCTATTACTGTAAAGAAGATAAAACCTTTATTATTCTGGTTCAAATGTGAAAAATGTAAGAAAGAGTTTGTAAGAGAACCAATGTATAGTTGTAGCTATTTGGATGATTTTTGGGAGCATCACTATATATATTATGGATGTTCTCATTGTTTTCAAGATAAGGATGAATTTGTAAAATGGTTACAAGATACAGGGAGATTATATACAGAAGATTCATTAAAAAAACTATGTAAAGAGAGAAGTATTGGTGAATGAAAGTTGCAGAGCTTATAAGAAAATTACAAGCAATTGGATATGACGATAATACTGAATTGACATTTAGCTGTGTGGATGGTGAAACAGGTGAATATTACGTTATTCCATTTGAAGAAATTACATATGGAGAAGAATTAACTGGTGAACCGTATGATAATGATGTAATTGACATTGAAGTAGATGTTGATTCCGTAGAAGAATATATCAAGGCAAAAGCAGAAGTTGAATTAGAGAAACAAACACAAAGAGTAATTAAAGCATTAGAGAATTATAGTTAATATGAGAACATATAAAAAGGTATTATTTTATAAAGAAGCGGAATCACCTCTTGCATGGAGAGGTGATCGCAAAGCAAAGACAAAAATTGAAGCTATTATGTGGTTTGATTTTAAAGAAGGATTAAGATTTTCGGTTGGAGCAGGAAATATTACTTCTTGTGAAAGAAACATCTTTAAAGCCATTTGGAGAGTTTTGGAACATGAATCTATTGGAATGGCAAAATATGATTGTTTGAAGGAAGATACTAGATCAAAAGGACTATGGAAAAAATTATAAAGAAAGAGGTAATAGAATATGAAAACAATTTATGAATTAAACGAAAAAGATATTGTAAGTGTTGTAGCTGAAAGATTTGATATTGAACCAGAATGTGTGCATATAAGTTATGATAATGTAACAACTGGTTATGGTGTCACAGAGACTACGAAGCCAACTATTAAGATCCAAATTACAATGGATAAAGAAATAGATGAAGTGTTATTTTGAAATCTCGATTTCATGGAGGTAAAATATGAATATTGCATATAAAATAGTTATTTTGTTTACTATGATTTTCTGCCATATTGTAGATGATTATTATTTACAAGGATGGTTAGCATCTGCAAAGCAAAAAACATGGTGGGAAAATAACGCACCAGAGAAATTATATAAATATGATTACCTAGCAGCGTTGTTTATGCATAGCTTTAGTTGGTCATTTATGATTATGTTACCACCAACAATTGCTCTTATGGTAACTGGTGGAATATGGAAACCTGTATTGTTAATTATTAATTTAATGATACATATGTTTGTAGACAATCTGAAAGCTAATGAAAAGAAAATTAATTTAATTCAAGACCAAATGATCCACATTATTCAGGTTATTTTTACATGGTGGGTTTTAATTGGAATATTATGATGGGTGATGTTTTATGAATAAAAGAACACGTAAAAAGCGGTTAAAGAAGCAAGGATTGTATGTAAATCCAAAAGAAATATGGAATCTGGATTGTAATATCGCAAAATATATTCTTCCAAGATTAAAAATGTATAAGAAACTAACCATTGCTTATCCTGGATATGATGAAGCAAATACACCTGAGAAATGGGATGAATTATTAAACAAAATGATCTGGTCATTTGAGCAAGCTGCTAATTATTATGAGATATATGAGTCGATAGATTGTAACAATTCAGATTGGAAAGAAAAACACAAGAGACTGAATGATAAGATTCAAGAAGGATTAATGTTATTTGCAAAATGGTTTCAGTATTTAGGGTGGTGAGGTGTTATGAAAAATAATAAAGTATATCGAGAAGAATTAATTGAACATATTAAAGCTTGCGGTCAAAGTATTATTGATCATGCCGAGGAAATTGTTGGAAATTATAAATTTGACACAGGTACTTATATCGAATTACATGTAGGGGATCGTAATGAAGCTCCATACATTTCAGTAACAAAAGATTTTATCACCGAAAAATTTATTGAAAATATTACTAAAAAGGAGATTAAAGAATTATGATTATTACAGGAATGAATCACTTTCAGAAAGTATGTTTAAAGAAATTAGTAGAATGGTATTATGAAAATTATCCAGAAGATGAAGTTGATTTGAATGATGTATTTATTGTTTGGTCATGTAAGACTCTGCAAAACTATAAATGTCTTGCTTCGACTACGGTTTCTGGTGATGGCATTTATGCTGAGTATACATACAATGGTGATAAGCAGGAACTTTATGAAGATGTGTATAAGAAAGTGACAAATACTTGTATTACTGAGGAATAACATAAAATATTTCTTTTATCGTAGTCTTGAAAATCCTTGATTTTACTGACATTTGAAAGAGATAACGTAATCAGAATACATAGAGTCATGTGGTTTTGGGACGCTGAAACCGCATAAATATTAGTGATTTAATATATCACATGAAAAAAATAATTGATAGAAGAAAGGAAAACATAGTCTCATGAGGTAAGCTGCGCAGCACTTTAGGGACGAAATATGGCATTAAACATTGGTTATTTAACATCGGATAAAGAAGATAATGAACTTTATTCGCCTTTTTATATCGTAGATCACATTATAAAATATTTGCCAAAGGACAAAATTATTTGGTGTCCGTTTGATGAAGAATGGTCTGCATTTTACGTCAGATTAAAAGAATGTGGATATAAAGTAATTAGAAGTTCATTAAAAGATAATCAAAATTTCTTTGAATATGAGCCTGATCGGTGGGATATTATCGTATCTAATCCACCATTTTCTATAAAAGATAAAGTCTTGAATAGACTATATTCATTTCACAAACCTTTTGCGGTACTTCTTCCGCTAAATTCCTTACAGGGTAAAAGTAGATTCCAATATTTTAAACAAGGTATACAAATTTTAAGCTTTGATTCAAGAGTTTGTTATCATGATCAAAAACACATGAACTCAGTGGTTAAAGGAAGCCCGTTTGCAACAGCATATTTTTGTAAAGATTTATTACCAAAAGATTTAATTATAGAACAATTACACGAATATGATAGACCATTACAATCTATTAAAGAAAGAAGAGGATAAATAAATGAAAATCAAAAACATTAAAAACGTAGAAACATTTTTAGAAGTAGTAAACGGATGCAAAGGAGAAGTAACATTAACATCTGTATATGGTGATAAATATAATCTCAAATCTGCACTAACTCAATATGTAGCAGTCGCAGCTCTAGTAGGAGATCATGGAGAAGAGTTGGAGTTGTGGTGTACAGACAAAGATGATGAAAAGAAGTTCTTAAAAATGTTTAATGAACATCCAGAAATGCTCTAAAATGGAATGAAAATAGGCAAGAATTAAATATGAAATTATTTTTTCAAGGTGTGAATAATATATTTGGAGAATCTTATGAATATACAAGAAGATATAGAGAATTTTGTAAACAGATGAAGGAGAAAGAAAGGGATAACAATGAAATGTGTAAGAAAAGAACAATTTGAGTGTGTGCAGTTCACAAAAGAAAATAGAGATGAAATTTTACGGACGTTAGAACCTTGTCTTAATGGAAAAAATATTTTTATTAAATATGATGATGACATACGTTGTGCAATTGAAAAATTAGGTTATGGAATACATTATTATTTTTATAATGATTGGTATGTTTTTGACTGGGACGAAGGAACACGGACGAGATATACAGATACACAATTTAAAGAAGAGTTTGAAATAGTAGATGAATAAAAAGGAATAAATAATGAGATTATTTAATGAAAATAATTATTGTATACAACCAGTATTAAGTGTTGATGATCCATCCGATGATAGAATTATAATCTTATATCCGAAATAATTCATTGGAGATTCTATGCTAGAAACAAATATTCCTAAAATGGTTTCAGTAGTTAGAGAATATATAAAAGAACTTGAATCGTATTTAATGTTTAAAAATATGATGGGAAATGCTAGATGTGATTCAGAGAAACTTAAATATGGCAATATAGCATATGAGCACCAGAAAAAAGCAGATAAATTAGCAGAAAAAAATGAACGAAGGTATTAGCCCTTATTTTTGGTATGTTGGCAAAGTATCTGAGGATGTAGTATTCAATGAAATTTCACGAAAAGTTGACTACGCAGTATGTTTAGCAAAAATTGGGAGGTAAACTATGAATTTCGCAAGTGCATTATTTTCACTTAAAAGAGGACACAAGATTAAGAGGAAACACTGGACAGGTTGGTGGGAGTTGGATGGTAATGAAGTTATGATACACTGTTACGATGGTAGAGTTATCAACATTAGGGATTCAGAGGACATTACATATACCATTGAGAATATGGCGTGTGATGATTGGACGATTGCGGATAATTGTGGAGCAAAGGGAGAAATTTAGAACAGATGAAAGTTCCCTTTCATCATAAAAATTAGGTCTTTTAAGGTGTATTTTTGACCAAATATGCCTTAAAAGGTACATATAAGGTGGTAAATGGATGAATAATGTTAAAGTTACGAAGCAATTTGTAGAATACTCAAAAGAATTAGCAGAAGATATTCTTGGATATAATCAATGGGTTAATCGTGGTCATATGGATAACGAATCAAATAGACGACTAAGATATCATATCAAACGATGCGAGAAATTGCTTAATGAAATGGAGAAGTGACATATGAATTATATAAAACGTGGGATTAAAGTATCTTTATGTTTTTATGATAATTCTAAGACGAAATATTTTATGAACGAAAAGAATGAATTTACTATTAATGGGAAACCTACGTTCCAACATATAGAGGGTTTTCAAATGGGGATTCCACCAGAGATAAGAAGTTTTATTTTAGTCCCTGATTATAGTTATAAAAATTATAAACATATTAAAAACTATGAAGAATTACTATATCATGCGATTATGGATGGAAATAATGCAGAAAAGTTTGGAAGAAATTGTGTACATGCTATTGAAGATTATATGAAATCTTATGGTATTAATTATATTCCAAAGTATTCAATTGAGTTTGATGAATTAATATTGTGGCGTGAATGATGTATGAGGGGTAAACGAGCGGAATCAAAAATTATAGATGATTCATTTAATAATTGGTACATTGAACATGAAGAAGAAATAAATGAAATTTTACAGCCATTTATTAAAATACCTGGTGAAACCAGAGAGATTGAAAATCAGTTTATTTATATGTCATCAAAAGGAGATATTGAATGATTATAGCAGAAGAAGCAAGAAAACAAACTCTTAAAAATATTGAAAATGGCACAACAAAAGCATTGGAGGAAATATCTGAGAAAATATCAAATGCTATACAAGCTGGTAAATTTTCCATTATAGTTGACAAATTGAGACATGATGCACAAAAACAACTTGAGTATCTTGGATATACTATTGATTCAGGATCACAATACAATGAAATGTACTATAGAATTAGTTGGGGTGATTTATATGATTTTGATTGAAGGTAATTGGGAAGAAGTCAATGATCTAAATACGGCTATTAATATTGTTGGAGGTTATTATAATCCAGATTTAGCAGATGAGATAGCAAGACTATCCCCAATACATAGTGACGAAGAATATTTTCAATTATTAGATCAACTTGATAATTTAGAAAAAGAAAATGAAAGATTACTCTTTGAAAATCAACGGACATAATTACAACGTCCAGATCGACGACGTGAACGAGGCC